TTTTGCGTCTGCTGCTGCTTGTGCTTCTTCTGCTGCTCTTTCTGCTGCTTGTCTTTTTGCTTCCTCGGCTTCCTGTTTGAATGATTTATTTAAATAAATTCCTGTAATACTACTAACTTTACCAAAATCAACAGAAAATATAGTGTTTATACTCTTATAGTTTTCATCAGTTTTGCCCATATCATATTCCTTCCATAAGTCTAAATATTTAGTATCTCTAACATAAGCCTTATAATGAACAATATTAAGTACACGAGTAGTATTAAGTTCTGCCACGGGTTTAGTATTTACTGTGGATTTAACAAATGATATTAATTGTTTATTTTCAAAAGCATTTTTGAAAGTTTCAAATGTTGTTGTTATAGAATCATCATTGTCAAGTATAATTTGAAAATTCTTTATATCTAAAGCATACTCTTTTAAATACATATTTTTTTTTGTTAATATATTTAAAAACAAATCACATACATATTGTGCGTTTCCTAATGTATTTAATGTTTTAGGTATGTCTCCTCCAGAACTATCTTTGGTTAATTCTCTAAAAATTGTGTGTATACTTTGATATAAATCATTATTCCATATAGTATTACTTTTACGTGATTTTTGCATAATTTTATGTACATAATCATATTCTTCTTTATTATCATTAATTTCTTTTTTCTTAAATAATGGTAAACAAGAATTATCTAAATATAAAACTAATTTTTTATGACCTTTTACATCTTCTATCCTATTAATATTAGGTTCACACTTTTTATTGTTAAAAAATTGTACAATTTCTTTTTCATTATATTTATCGTTTTTAATATTTAAACTAATATAATGACCCAAAACTATATTGTTTATTTCAAATTTTCCTATATATTGAATTGTGTTAATTCCATTATTATTTTTTAGGTTTTCAGTATTATTAAGTCCTTCAATAATAATAGCAGTATCAATACTCAAAGGGTAAGAACTCATATGAGTATTATAAATATCAATAACATCTTCAAAAGCAACAAAAGCATACAAAGGTGCGTTTATCCAACAATAATCACGTCCATTATTATTATCACTATTGTCAAGAATTAAAGCACCATATTTGTCAGTTTTTGTATCTACTACAATAGTTTCAAAAGCCCCACCCACTAAAACTTTCTTTTTTTTATTATAAACTCGTTTTTTAGTTATTTTATTATTTTTAGTGTAATAACCATAGTTTTGTGTTCTTTTATTACTAGACTTACCATAACTACGTTTTTTTGTTCGTTTATAAGTATGATGTTGTTTTTTAATTTTATTTATAGAATTTTTTTTATACATCTTAAATAAATTAAAATTTAGTATTTTATTTATACTTTATATAAATATTTTAATAACTAAATAAAACTGAATATACAAACTAAAAACTAGAAACATTTATAATTTAATAATTTAATAATTTCATTCTCACCATATGTAAAATGTCATATAATGAAATAAATATTTCTAGATGACCTATAATACTTTTATTATTTTTAAAATAATTATTTAATCTTCTTTTTTTATAATAATCATTATGTTTTGTTTCCCCACCTTTTAAAAAAGAATAGGCTTCGCTATAATTTTTATTTCCTAATAATTTAAAGTATTTTTTCAATAAATCAAATCCAATTTTTAAATAATGTTCGTTATATTGTTTATACATAACTTGTTTTTCACTTTCACTTAATCTCATTTTACTAATTTCATTCATTTTAGTAATACATACAGGTATATTTTCACAGGCTAGAATATTAAACTGTGAATTTAAAATACCATTTTTACGTATTTCAATAGTATTATTCAATAATAAATAAATGGCTGATAATAAAACTGTATTGGATTTGGAATTTAAATTATTTTTGCCATTTCTATTTCTAGATACATTTGAAAAGACAAGAGTTTTAATAATTTCATTATAATCATTTATATTTGCTTGTTTATAATCTTTTCCTAAAGGTATTAAAACATTAATATAATTATGATTTAAGTTAAAATAAAATAAATAAGGATGATTTACATTTAATACTGTATAGGCTACCATAAAATAATAATTAGGTAAATAAGGTAAAACAAAGAATAATTTATTATTATTATTTAATTCCATCATAGGGTTGTGATAGTTAATAATTTGTTCTGCTTTTTGGGTTAAATATAGTTTTACTTTATTATTTAGAGTATTTTCAATATTATAAATAGGTATTTTTTTTATAATAGTTTCTAATTTATCATTTTCTTTAAAAGTGAGTTGTATTTTATCAATATCCATAGTTCTTAATTAGTTATTTATTATTTAATTCTATTGTTATTTAATTATTTTATATATATTATTATATAATATTTATATATTTATTATATCTCTAATAAAAATATTCTAATAATATAATAATATACAATTATTTTCAATACATTTTAATCATCATAAAATGAATATTATACAATTTATAGTTTGTGTTTTACTTGTCATTGCTATTGATGCTCCTTATTTATACTTAAATGCTGATTTTTTTAAGAAAAAAACATTACAAATAAGCGGTAAGCCTTACCCTGATAATCGTTTATATTCAGCATTAATTGTTTATATGGCTATTGCGATTGGTATAATTACATTTGTTTTACCTCATATTGATACATCTAAATCTGATATGACTAGATTTCGTAGTGCCTTAATGTATGGTGGCTTATTTGGTTCTTTAACCTATGCTATTTTTGATTTCACTAATCACTTTATGTTTGAAAAATGGGATATTTATGTTAGTTTAATGGACGCAATCTGGGGTGGTATATTATGTGCGTTAGTATCATTTATTATTAGTTATATGTAAATAGTTATATGTAAGTAGTTATATGTAAATAGTTATATATAATTAATTATATCTAATTTAATTCATTCTAAATTCGTCATTATTATTTATTTTTTTTCATTTTTTATTATAAACTATAACTATAACTATAACTATAACTATAACTATAACTATAAAATTTATAAACTTAAGATAGTCTATAATTATTACTTACTATAATAACTTACTTAATATTATAATATTATACTATGGGTAATGATAATAGTAAATCTACAATTGAAAATCAACAAATGATTATGCAATTACAACAACAATTGATAAATCAACAAACACAACAACAACAACCACAACAACCACAACAACAACCCCAACACCATCAACCACAACATCAACAACATCAACAACATCAACAACATCACCAGCAAAATCGCCAACACTATACACATCAAAATAATAATAATGATATGTATAATAGACAACTACCAGTAATATCACCAGCAGAATTAAGTAATAATATTAGAAACAATAGACCACCGCAACAATCGCAACAATATCAACAAACAGTATCAACACCAGGAGATACTAATACTAAGAATGGAACTCATAAATTATTAGCCATATTAGGTAATAAAGAATTAATGAATGAAATAGATAAAAAACCACAACAAAAACGCAAATTATTAGAAAAAATTTTAAATGAACATAGACATATGATGACATCTAGTCAAGTTTCACGTATTAATCAACAATTATCAACATTACCACCCTTAGATAATTATAACAATAATTCCTTAAATAATAGGCAAAATTATTCTAATATAAATAATCTAAATAATATAAATAATACAAATAACGCAACAACTACATCTCATTTTGGATTTAATGAGGGGACTACCGCACAAGATAATTCTAGCCGTCAATTACAACGCACCGAACAACTCAATACTATTGATGCTTTAACTAAACATTATAAAACAGAAGCCGAAGAGGAAGAAGCCCGTTTTAAATTAGAAGAAGAAAGAAGAAGACAGGAATTCGCCGAAAAACAAAAACAAAGAAGACAACATTATCAAGCAAGTCTTACTGATTTAGAAAAAGCAAATATAGATGCTTTAAAATTATTTAATCTAGATAAGAATTATACATTAGATGATTTAAAAGCATCTTATAAAAAATTAGCAATGAAAACACATCCTGATAAAGCAGGAGGTAATGTTGAAAAATTTCAACTAGTGACAAAATGCTATATGTCTCTTTTAGAAAAATATAAAAATAGAGAAAGTGATAGGAATTTTAATGATTTACGTGTAGGAAGTAAAAATTATATTGAAGAACAAAAAGGAAATAATAGTATGAATAAAGCATTTGTGAATGGGAATGGTAGGAATGGTGGGAATAATGAGAATGATAATAATAGATATAATACACCAAAAGTTGAAAAAGACCGTTTTGATGCTAAACTATTTAATAAAATTTATGAAGATAATAAATTATGGGAATCGGGGGATGATGGTTATGGAGATTGGTTTCAGAAGGAAGAAGCAGATGAACCTACAGAAGTGTTTGGTAATAAATTTAATTTAAATGTATTTAATACTACATTTGAAAATTATAAAGACAAATCAACAAAGGATAATGGAGCAATACAGGAATACAAAGACCCTCAAGAATTAGTATCGTGTGCTACTGGATTTACAGATATAGATATTTATGCCCGTAAAATTAATGATTTTAGTAAAGCATTACCAACAGGTAATTCTAAAAATGATTTAGCCTATACAGATTTAAAAACGGCTTATACAAGTAAAGGAGCATTTATTGACCCCTCAAAAGTTAAATATAAAACCTATAATAGTATAGATGATTTAAAAAAAGACCGTAGTAATGTTAAATATGATATGACACCAGAACAAATGCGTGATTATGAAATGAAAAAAAGAAGAGAATTAGAAGAAGAAGAAAAACGCCAGGAATTAATTAGACAACGTGATAATGTCATTTCAAGTAGTTATACTAAAAATCACGAACGAATGTTAGGTTATAGAGGCAATGCTAGTTATTAAGTAGGACACGTTGTCATTTGTATAGTATCACCAATACGAGTTGGTGAAGGAATACAATTTTGTTTAGATTGGTCATTATTATTATTATTCATAGAATTCATAGAATTCATAGAATTCATAGAATTCATAGAATTACGTTTATATTTTTGTTGATACAATGAACGATTTTTTTTATTATTAATTATAATCATTATAAATCCAAATAAAAATAAATATAGAAATAATAGCATTATTGAAAAACTAAAATGGTCATGATGATTTAACATACTCATTTTTAATTATTTTATTTTATACTAATATAATATTTTATTTTATACTAATATAACATTTTATTTTATACTAATATAACATTTAAGTTTCATAAAATTATATATATTTTTCTACACTATTTGGATTAATAGTATTAATTAATTCTTCAGGTATAGTATTTAATATTGTTTTTTCTAAACTCGTTAAATGAATATGACTAACTTGACCAGTTGTAATATAACTCATTAATTTATTAATAATTATAATACCATTATTAATATGTGTTTTAGTAATACTTTTAATACTTTCTATTTTATAGGTTGTCATTTGTAAATCTAAATAGAGTGCTAAAAGGAATTTATATAATTGTTTATGTTCATATGCTAAAAATTTATTTTCTATATATTTATCAGGTAAAAAATAAACACGTCCATTGATATTAATATCATCGCATAGTTTTAGTTTAGTAGTAGTAGTAGTAATAATATTATTATTTTTACTCATTTTATGATTTATTCAATTGTAATTTAACTATAATTATAATTTAATTTATAATTTAGTTTAATTATAATTTAATTTATAGTTTATTTTTAAATATAATTATTTTTAAATAAATAAAAACTATGCTTATAATAAATATAATAAGTATAAATAAAATAAGTATAAATAATATAAATCAAAAAATCAATAAAATATTTACATTTAACAACTAATTAAAAATGTCATTAACATTAATTGATACTATTAAAATATTTACTAATACGTTAGTTCGTATTATACCAATAGGTTTATACGCAGGGTCAACAATGTCAGGTGTTGTATTTCAAGATTTTAGAGGCTTATTATTATTCTTTGGATTTTTAGGCAATGAATTAATTAGTCTTGGTTATAGAATGATATTAAGAGGTGTTGTTAATCCCCAATGTGCTCTTACTTATTCTAGTGAAGGCTCTCCTTTTGTATTACCTAGTCCAATTACCCAAACTGTAGGATTTTTCATAGGGTTCTTTTTTATGGAAATGTATTTTAATGATACATTTAGTCCTATGAAATTCTTTTTCCTTAGTGCTATATTATTAATTACAATTTATTCGCGTATTAATATTGGTTGTAAAACATTACTTGACGCTATTTATTGTGCTTTAGTAGGTTTATTAATGGGTGTTATTTATTATAATTTAATTAAAGATTATTACAAAGCCGATTATTTTGAAGAAGACATTACTGAAATTAATAAAGATATAAACAACTTTTTTACATTAAACTAAAATCATAAAAACCAAACTATACAATAAAATTTTATTTTTAATTTCCTTTTTAATTTACTTTTTAATTTATCAAAATTATAATGTATTATTATTTATCTAAATATCTAATAAAATAATAATACAATTTATTTATTATAATGAATTGGTTTATAATATTATTTTTAATAATATCTATTATTTTATTTTTAATAACTAAATACTATGTTGAAAAAATAGATGTTGATGAACACACATTAAAAAAAGAAATAGAAACATTTGAAACAGAAAATAATAAAACTCCAACTGACCATTTAAAATTTAACCATAATATAACACTAAATTATCTTGATAAGGAAAATGCTAGTAAATTAGTATCTTTAAACAGTGATTATATGACAAATATGAACCAGCCTAATTTAAGTGCCCGCAGTTGTGATTCACTTAATGAACTTTATGAAAAATGTAAAAGTGGTTTTGATACTATAACACCAAAAGAAAAAGAAAAAGTAGATTTATTTATATTAAACTTACTAGATAAAATTAAATTAAACAACAACTCTTATTATAATTATGTCTCTAAATGGTTAAAAGAGATTAGTATAGCAAAAGCCAAATCGTGGTTAGAATCTGGAATGCCTCATACGCTAGAGAAAACAATTATTATGGATGCTGATTGGTTTCGTAATCCACGTGAAACAACATTATTACACGAATTAACACATATACATCAACGTTATGTTCAATTTGACTTTGAAGATTTATATAAAGAATTAGGATATCATTATAATACTGATTATATTAAAGGTTTAGAAAGTATATATCCTCTAAATCGTAATAATCCTGATGGTTTATCTACAAAGTGGTTATGGAAAATGCCAGAACTTTCTACAACCATACAACCTACTTTACATAATAATAATACACATTATTGGTGGATAGGTGCTGTTTTTAAATCTGTAAATCCATCTTCTTTAAGTGAAGTAGATTTGGTGGCATTAAAATTAAATCAAGATAATGAAGGTAATTTTTATTATTTAAAACAACCTACTACATTATTACATAATTTAAAATCATTTACAACATTTTTTGGTGAAAATCCAAATAATTATCATCCAAATGAAATTACTGCTAAAATGGCTGAATTTTATTTAATGGATACATTAAATACTTTACATCAGTTTAATAATAAAAAAAATAAAGAAAGTAAACATTATTCTTTTACTGATTATGAAGGATATAAAATATATAAAAAATATATTGATAATATGATAAGTAAATATTATTAAGAATAGGATAAGTAGATAGTATTAAGATGTCAATTTTAATATACTATTCATTGATTTTTGGGCGTCTTTTTTAACACTAATTAGATAAGATATTGCTACTGAATTTAACATATTATTATTGATAAGATAAGTATTTAATCTTTGCATAGCAACTTTTCTTTTTATTGTAATACTATCTTCTAATTTAAATGGTTCTTTTATAGTTCCAGGATATCTATATAATTTAAATACTACTTTATAAATAGAACCTATAGGAAGTTTCTTTTGTTTAGGTAATAAATAATTTATAATTGCTATAGAACTTGACCTATTTTTAAAATTTTTAGCCCATAGTAATTTAGGTTTTCTGTTTTCATTACCAGGTAAAATCATAACAAGTAAAAAATGGTTCATATTATTTACTTGGATGTGTGGAGCAGTTGATAATTTACTACTTTCATATATAGTATTTAATGTTGAATTATTAATTGTTATTTGATTTGGTGTTCTATTATTATAAATAAGTGTTAATAAATCTGGGTTTGATTGATTGCCTTGTTGAAAACGACTTATACTTCTTTTTGTATTTTTAAATGTTTGTGATCCAATACCTCTATAACTTAAATTTTTTTTACCCGTATTAGAAAAAACTTGTCCTGATAGTTTATTTAAAAAATTACCTCCACCTCTTTTACTGTTGTTTTTAATATATTTTTTTTGTTTACTATTATTTTTTTTAGTTTTAGTATTATTTTTTTTAGTTTTAGTATTATTGTTTTTAGTTTTAGTATTATTTTTTTTAGTTTTAGTATTATTTTTTTTAGTTTTAGTAATCATTTTTTATTAATTATTTATTATTTAATGTATATACATATTTATTATTATTAAAAAATTATAAAAAGATAAATAATTAACAATAAAATCATATTTAAGTTAATAGTTTTAGACCCCTAAATATATTAAAATTTCCAAAACTATTATATTCCCACCACCAAGACCTAGATGAATTCATTTTACGTATAATAATAATATTATTTGTATATATTCTTTCTAAATTTTTAATTTTTTTTAATTTTTTTATTAATATATGTTTTTTTGTATTTACCGTTTTTTCTATATTATTAATAATTTCACTATGATTTTTAGGAAATGAATAAATTCTAATCATAAAATTATGTAATCCTTTTTCTTTATTCAATTTATGTTTAATAATATTTTTAATAACTTTATTATCATTTATAATTGCAACCCATGTAAGATGTTTTTTTTTATTAGGTATAGTTTGTTTTTTTGTATTAAAAGATAAAAACACATTACTTGTTATAACTATTAAAAAACTATTGTCTTTATTATTATATTTATTTGTATCTGAAATAATTATATCTGGTTGTTTATTTATTTTACTTTTTTTTGTAAAACATTTTTTAGTTATATCTTCAAGTTTTTTTGTATTTTTTAATTTTTTTGTTTTATTATTATTACTATTACTATTACTATTACTTTTACTATTACTATTAACATTAACATTATTTAAATTTATTTTTTTTGTTTTATTGTTTTTCATTTTTTCAATTTCTTTATAAATATTACACTTTGATTTTTCTAATATAGCATTTTTAAGTGTTTGTCCTTTATCATTTTTATAAATAATTTTAATTAAATTATTTACAATATCATCATCATGATTTGTATTATGATTTGTATTACTATTTTTATTATTTAACATTTATAATTATAATTATAATATTCTTATTTATATCTAATATTTTTATTTTTAATAACTTTTTATAATCATACCTTCATTATAAAATAAAATAAAATTAGTATTAGATAAGTATGTATTACTTAATTCATTTAATAAAATTTTATTATTATTATTATTATTATTATTATTATTATTAGTGTTGCTAGATACTTCTTTATTATTTCTATTAAAATACAATGTCATTTGTGTAAG